AGCGCCGAGCGGCCGAACTGACGGCAAGCCTGATCGACCTAACGCCCGAGCAAGCGGTGGCCGCGGTGGCCGAGCTGCGCCGGGCGGACCCGACGTTTGACGCGGCGTTCCGGCGTGCCGCGCCGATTCGCACTCCCAGCCGGAAGAGGAAATGACCATGGCCAGTTTCATCGGTAGTGTTTGGTTCGCCCTGCTCCTTGGCGTTTGTGGGTACGTCGCCGGGAACCTGTTCCCGCTGTCGAAGTTCAAGAAGTGACGCTAGTACGCACCTGCTGCTGTCAGGGCTGTTTCGCCAACGACGACTGCCCAGTGCCGTACACCGGGCTGGGCGATTTCACGTACACGGCTTCAATAGACACAGCGGCTATTGCAGGCAATTTCTCATTGTCTGCCATCACAGATATTCAACTGAACCCGCAAGTAGAGGTTCAGGCTGGATATTCGTTTGCGTACGACTATCCATTTTGTTGCGATACATCGGCGCTCTGTACAAATCAGCCAGTCGCATCTTTCGTCGAGAAATATTGGGATCGGATGGGTCTGCCGATCGTTACGTCGGAAAGAACAAACTATCCCTGTTACACAGTCGTTAGTTCAGCCAAGCAACTGCCTTTGGTTTTGTACGCACAAAGGTGTACAGACAATAAACGATTCACATACAACGGATGCACCAATCCTCCGGCATGTGCCTGTCCCGGTCCAAGTGGTTCAGATAGTCAGGATTCAACTAGCTATGCTGGGCTGGTCAATCCTCCTCCACTGGGATATAGCCCTTTTGCAGGTAATTGGTCAGCGGACGTTGAACCAGCCGTAAATTTTGGGGCGCTCACCGTTGGATCGGGGCAGCTGCTCATTAGGCGCAACTCCCAATCGACGTTTCAAGTAACGCTGTCGAGCGGATCCAACGTCAACTCGATGTCATACCGGCACCGGGAGAACATTTGCGACGGACCGGCCACCGATTGCGGGCCATGCACTCAGCCGGTCGGTGGCAGCGGTGGCATCCCTTGCTCTGCTGGCAGGTGCTGCTGCCGTAGCACGCTGCGTTTTACGTTCACCGTTCGGCGTGTGGTGTATCCGATCACCTACGTTTGGAACAGTTTTACCCATGACTTTGACCGCACGCAGGGATCGCCGGTCAACTGGACGCAGAGCGTCGTCTGCATCTACGAGGGGCCAGTTGATGAACGTTTGTACCTGGTGACTGGAACCTCAGCGGTGCGCACGTTTACATTGCTCGCGGCGTATATTTTGGACGACACCCCAGGTCCAAGTAGGGACCTATCAGTCGTTTTCAACGACTACTGTCCCTACGATGCGGACCCATCCTTAAACGGTGTTGGCACGTCGATTGGACCGTCGATAGTCGTGCCAACGTCAATCGCCGACGACGAGTGCGAGCCGTGCGTCTCTGCAATCCCAAGCCCGCCGACGCCCGCTGTGCTCTCGATGGAACAGGCCGAGCGCCTGGGCATCAAGCGCCTGCTCACCGTGACGAGAACAACCCCATGAAGCGCTGGCGCATGACACCGAGCGGCGAGCCCGAGGTGACCGAAGGCCCAGGGCTGGGCGACATGGTGCGAGGAGCTGTCGGCGTGGCGAAGGCCGCGCTGGGCGTCCAGGCGGCACCGGTGGCCGAGGTGCAGGCCCGCTGGGCGTTCTGCCAGCAGTGCGATCAGCACGACTGCGGCCGGTGCCTGTCGTGCGGCTGCTTCACTGGCGCCAAAGTGCGAGTGGCTGGTGAGTCGTGCCCGCTCGGCAAGTGGGTGGCCGTCACGGTGGACACCCAGCCGCCGAAGCCGTGTTGTGGCCGAAAAAGTGGATAATCGCACCTCGGACCTATAGACAGGTGCAAAGAGTGACGATATCAAGTGATAACCAACGTCCACACCGTTGGTAACTAAGGTCACTGGCAACGCCCAAAAGCCGCGTTTTTAGGCTGTCTTCGCGTCCGAGAATATGTGTTCTGTTTCGCAATAACACTTGGTTTTTAGAGTTATTGTAAAAGCGGACGTAAAAGGCGGACGTTGATTCTGACCACAGCAGGCGGCTTTTGGGGCCGTCTGCTTCTTCTCCGTCGTGTGGTTTGGAGTCACTCACATGGAACGTCCTGAATCGTCTGAACTGGCCGACGATGGCCTGCCTCTGTCCGACATCGACCCGCAAACTGGCTGGATGTATGGGGAGGTGGGGGCGTGAAGCACAGCGAGACCATCGGCGCCATCGCGAAGGCGCTAGCGGCCGCCCAGCGGGCAATCCGCCCGGCCATCAAGGACGCCACCAACCCGCACTTCCGCAGCCGGTACGCCGACCTGGCGGCCATCGACGAAGCCTGCCGCCCGCACCTAGCGGCAAACGGCATCGCCATCCTGCAGGCATCGTCGTTCATCGACGGCTGCGCCTGCTGCACAACTACCTTAGTTCACGCCGAAACCGGCGAGTGGTTCGCCGCGACCCTGAGCCTGCCTGTCGAGCGCCCGACGCCGCAGGCCATCGGATCGGCGCTGACGTACGCCAGGCGCTACAGCCTCTCAAGCCTTGCCGCCGTTCCGGCTGGTGATGACGACGACGGAGAAGCTGCCGAAGGGCGGGGGGATCCGCGCCGGGCTAGCGGGGGTGCTTCCCTCACCCCCTCGATCCCGGTGCCCCCGCCCGCGGCGGTCGTCCCATTCGACCCGCCGGCACCGGTGGCCTACGACAAGGACCTGCCCAAAGACGCGCCCGAGCCGTACCCGTGCGCCTATACGCCCGAGGAGCTGCGGCCAGTGTGGCGGGCTCGAGAGGGCGACGTGCCGAGCAGCCGCTCGAGGACGTACTACACCGACGCCGTCGGCAAGATCATCAGCATCCAACTGCCGGACGGGCCCAAGAAGCCCACCCGCGTGCTGCTGTGGTCGACCACCAGCCAGGGCGGCGTCTACTTCTCGTCCTTCCGGTCGTGGACCCAGCCTGAGGGGGCTGGGGCCACGATCCGGCTGACGGGCGTGACGAGCACCGAGAAGGACGGCAAGCGCTACTGGAACTTTGAGCGGGCCGAGAAGGCCACGCCCATCGACATGGGGGATCACAATGACATTCCCTTCTGACGACGACGCCCCGTCGTGGGGGGCCAACTGGCATTCCCTGCTCCGAGCCTTCCCGGCTCTCACTCGAGCGCCCGAAGCCCAGCAGCAGGGTTTCCATGAGCGGTTCAGCAAACTCGACCAGCGGCTGGTGGCCATGGCCATCGAGCGGGCCCGCGAGTCCAAGACCGGCGGCAGCATCACCGTCGAGTACCTGCAGAAGGGCTACGCCCGGCTGGTGCCCAGGTACGACGCCGAGCAGCCGTCCATGGCGGCTCGGATCGTGTCGTACTGGTCGTTCCAGCCACGGGGCACGGGCAAGGCCGCTGGGCCGTTCCGAACGGCAAGTGAGGCCGAGAGGGCGGGCGGCCGCCCGAAGGCCCTGTGGGTCAAGCCCGGCGACGGGTCGTGGTTCGCTGACCTGGAGGACACCGAGCCGCTGCCTAGGGAGGACCAGTGTGACGCCCTGTTACACGTCGAAGCCCTGATGTCGACGCTGCCGCGCCACGACGACAAGGGCACGTGGCACCTGACCGAGCCCGGGCATTTCCAGCAGTTTGTCGACGGCGGGCGGGCGCTCCTGGCGGCCCCCCCTAGAACCCCCCCAACCGAGGTCGACCCGCGCGAGATCGGCAGCGACAGCGCCCGTCCGATTCGCAGCGCGGGTCGTACCATCGGCACTGGGGGTTTGTCAACCCCCCCCTACGGAATCCGAGAAGCAGGCGAATTGCGCCTGCCGGCGCATCGCCTGCCCGAGCAGGTGGTCGGACAGTTTGCAGAAGCCATCGACCGGCGGGACGACGGATCGGCCTGTGGGCCGACCGCGCCCGGCGGTCGAGGAGGAGCAGCATGAAGGACAAGACAGCAGAACTGGAAGCCACCATCCGAGCCATCGAGGCCCTAGCCGACCGGGCAGTCGATCTAAGGCGGGAGAAAGACCACCTGCAGGCGCAGCTGCGCATGCTCGAGGTCGAGAACGCCAGGCTTCGCGCCCGGCTGTCCCACTACGAAACGAACGAAATCGAACGCCGACTGGCAGACGGGATGGGCTGATGGGACGCATGCAGCGAAACAAGGGCGCCCGCGGCGAACTCGAGGCGGCCGAGATGCTGCGCAAGCATCTAGGCATCGCTGCCGAGCGGGCAGCCCGCAACGGCGTGGACGGGGCCAGCGACCTCGACACCTCGATGACGTTCTGGAAGTGGGAGGTCAAGCGCTACGCCCGCCTGGGCGTCGAGTCGATCATGCAGCGGGCAGAACTAGACCAAGCGGCCAGCGCCATCCGGCTGGACCACACGGCGCTCCTCATGCGTGCCGACGACTGCGAGTGGCTGATCGTCCTGCGCCTGCACGACGTGCCCCAGTTCCTGCGTGACCTCGAGGCCCAGCGGATGCGGGATCCCTGATGGGCCTACCTCGCAAGTGGGACCCGATGCTGCCACCCAAGCCCGAGCACCAAGGCAAAGGGCGTGGAGCGCCCTGGCATCGGTTCAAAGAGAAGCTGCGCAAGGCTCGAGGCATCTACGCATGCGAGGGGTGCAAGGCCATAGTCGATGACCTCGAGGCACACCACAAGATCAGAGTGGTGGACGACCCAGCGAAAGAGTTCGATCCCTCCAATGTGGCGTTCTTATGCGCCGATTGTCACAAAAAGGCCCATAGCAGCGCAGAAACGCGGTTTCAATGAGCGCAAAAGGCCAAAAACCGCGTTTTCAGCGTAAAAATGAGGGTCCCCCCCCATAGGGGGGGGTTTACGTCGTTTTTGTCCACCCGTCGCCGCCCGACAACGTATCGCCGTATGCATTCAACCATCATTGAAACATCAACGGCATGGGCGTACGCCACCGCAGCAAGCGGAGGCGTGTCTGACGTAACGGCTGCTTCGCTCACGGCTTACGCTCGACGCGCCGAGGCCGGCGGATACGACGCGGCGGTGGTCGACGCGTTCGCTGCCACGCTGCCGGCCGACGTGGTGCTGTACCCGTACTGGGTGCCTGTTCTTGCCGACACCATCGCCAGGCGTGAGCGGTGCAGGGTGGTGTCGTTCTCGGTGCCGCGCAGCCACGGGAAGACGCTCCTGGCGGCCCTGCTGGCCGGATGGGTCCTGAGGGACCCCGAGGCTGACCGGCTGGTTGTGAGCGCCGCCACGGCCCTCTCGCAGGCCCGCCTGTCCATGGAGGCCCTAGCCAAGATCCACTGGCCGGCTGACGGCAAGACCACGCCCTGGGCGGCCCGCATGTCGAACAACCAGCCGATGCTCCGCCACGGGAAGGGCAAGATGCTGCCCATCGCCCGGGACGCCAAGCGGGCGGACGGCGTGACCCCGGCGCTGGTGCTGGCCGACGAGGCGGCCCGCCTGCAGGGGGACTACCTGAGTCGGTTGATGACGGCGGCGACCAAGACCGCCGAGGGTCGGCTGCTGATGACCACCACGGCCGATGACGACCTGAGCCTGCCCTGGGCTGGCTGGCGGCAGGAAGCCGAGGCGCAGCTGCTGGCCGGGCGGCTGCGCGAGGACTGGGCGGTGCACCATTGGGCGTCCGATGCGGGCGCCGACATCCACGACCCGGTCCAGTGGCGCAAGGCCAACCCGCAGCTGTGGATCGAGGGCGGGCACATCACCGAGGACACCATCCGATCGGAACTAGCCTTCCTGGGCAGCCGGTCGGACGGCGTCGAGGAGTTCCGCACCCAGCGGTTGAACCTGCCCGGCGGCAGCCTGGCAAGCGTCGGCATCGACGCGGCCGTGCTCGAGCAGGCCCGATTCGACTGGCGTCTCGAGGACGTGCGCGGGCGCCGGGCCTGGGCGTTCATCGACTTCAGCCTGGGCAGCGTCGTGGGGGCCCGCGCCGACCTGACGAGCGTGGGCGTGGTGGTCGACGGCGGGGAGTTTGGGCTGCTGCGCACCTGGTCGTTCACCTGCGGGGAACTAGCGCACATGAAGCAGCAGCGGCCCTGGCTGCACGAACTGGTCCAGCAGGGCCACGTCCACCACAACGACGGGCAACTGATCGACTTTGACGCCGTCGAGGGCCTGCTGGGACAACTTGGTAGCACCCTCCAACTCGAGGCCGTAGGCGTCGATGAGGTCGGTTGGACGCAGAATTGGGTCCGACAGGTCATGGTGGACAAACTCAACCTGCCGGTTGAGGCCCGGTCCCAGTCCATCCGCGAGCAGGCTCCCGCCTGGTCGACGTTCGTGGCGCTCATCCGCATGAAGGCGCTCCGGTACCACGACGACCCGGTGCTGCTGCACCAACTGCGGCACGCCACGACCAAGACCTACGACGGCGGGCTGGTCAAGCTTCAGAAACGCGACGGGCAGAACATCGACGCCCTGGT